GCTGCAAACACCGCAGCCAACGGCAACGTATCAGCCAGCGCCGCAGCCAGTAGCAGCGCAACCTGCGCCATTTAACGTAAACCAAGCAGCGGCAGGAGCCTTGCAGGGCGCAATCGGCGGCACGCAGCAAGCAATGCAAGCACCGCTGCAGGTCGGCGCTTACATGAACCCTTATCAGCAAGAGGTGATTGATCGCACGCAGCAAGACATTGAGCGTCAACGTCAGATGGCTATGAACACGCTAGGCGCACAGGCGACGAGAGCAGGCGCATTCGGCGGGTCACGCCAAGGCGTGGCAGAGGGCGTTATGGCTGGCGAATACGGACGTATGGCAGGCGACATTGCAGCGCAGCAGCGTCAGGCAGGTTACACCCAAGCAATGGACGCAGCAATGCGGGATCGTGCTGCACGCGCAGCAGCGGCATCACAGCTTGGCGGTCTGGGTCAGCAGGCGTTCCAAACAGGTCAGACAATTACTGCAGCGCAAGAGCGTCAAGGCTTGATGCAGCAGGCATTGCAACAAACATTGATCGACGCAGCGCGTCAGCAATACGCAGGTTACACAGGTGCGCCACAAGCATCACTTGCCGCGCCACTGGCAGCGCTTGGTGTTGTGCCTAATCAATCTACGACAACTGCAAGCAGCAACCCAGGTTTGATGAGTTATCTTCAGATGGCAGCAATGCTTCCAACGCTGTGCTGGGTTGCTCGTGAAGTTTACGGCGAAGACGATCCTCGTTGGATGGAGTTCCGCGATTGGGTCGTTGGTCATTCGCCTGATTGGTTCTTTAATGCATACGACAAATACGGCGCTCAGTTTGCAAAAGTTGTTCGTAAAGTACCTGCATTGAAATACATCATACGTCCTTTCATGGACGCAAAACGTAAGGCGATTGGGTATAAGTAAGGCAAATCATGGCGGTGAATTACAACATACCTTTCCAGACGCAGCTTGAGTACATGATGCAAGAGCTGCGTGGGCCTGAAAGCAAAACAATGGATGCTTTCAAGTCTGCTGGTGCGATCACACCGCAAGACTATGCTGAGCTGTTTGAGAACAAGTATGAGCGTGCGGGTGGCGAAGGGTTAGATCGCCGCAAGCAATATGCACTTGAGGTGTTTCAGGGCATGGGCCAAGAAGTGCCAGATTTACCACAAAATGCAATAAGAGCTTATAAATACTTCAAAGGCCAAGGTTTTACAGACGCACAAGCTGCAGGCATTGTCGGCAACTTGATGACCGAAAGCTATGCACAAATTGACCCAAATGCATACAACCCTGCAGGCGGTGGCATGGGTGCATACGGTATTGCGCAGTTTCGTGGGCCACGATTAAAAGGGCTGTTGGAGTTTGCTGGACAGCAAGGAGATAAAAGCATGGATGGAACGAACACAGCAACGCAGCAGGAAGCAGCGGCAGCAAATCAAGCGCAGCCACAAGGCGCGATGAGCAAGCTGAGAGGGCTGCTAGACTTTGCATCAGAGCGCAACCCAGAAACTGGGCTGTCACGCTTCCAGCAGTTTGCAGCAGCTCTTGATCCGTTAATTATGCCAGAGATGCGTGCAGGTGAGGCTATTCAGGCACGCGGCGCACAGCGCGTTCAAACAGCTCGTACAAACAAAACAATCGAGTGGCTAAAAAAGAATGGCTACCCAGAGATTGCGGCGGCTGTAGAGGCCAATCCTAAATCGGCTGCCAATGTGATGAGCGCTGTTTTGGCGCAGCGCACTAAAGGGCAGCAAGTTGGCGATACTAGTATGATTATGACTGGCGCTGAGGTTATGAAAATTGTTCCTGGCGTTAAGCTCAATCCAAATGCTCCTTACACTGTCAAGCGTAAGGGCGGTCAAATTGTAGACATTGATGCAGTAGGGGGTATGCAACCAGAGTTGACACCATTTGAGCAAGAAGCGCAGAAAGGCGATGTTAAAGACTTGCGCGAAATACGGAATGTTGGTCGTGCGGCAGATCGTAGCAAAGCTCAAGTTGAGCGCCTTGGTGTCCTGCTTGAGCAGACAGATACAGGCATTATGGCAGGGTTGGCGTCTCGCGCTGCTGCACTTGGTTTAGGTGACTTTAGGGGCGATGCTGCGGCAGCGGCTGAAGCAATCATTAGCCAGCTTGTTCCAGCGCAGCGTCCACCAGGATCAGGTACAATTTCTGACGCAGACTTGGCTCTTTATAAAGCATCTCTGCCAAGCATTGCAGCTCGTCCTGGCGGTAATAAGTTGATTGTTGAAAGTATGCTTTCGCTGCTTGAGCATGACCGCAAAGTTGGTGAAATTGCCCAGCAGGCCTTAGATCAAAAAATTACTCCTGCAGAGGCGTATAGCCAAATGTCTGCTCTGCCAAATCCATTTGCAAATGTAAGGCCGTTTTTCAATTCAGCGCCTACTGAAACGCTAGATCGTGGGGGCGCAATGGACGTCCTAAAACAAGAGGGCATAATTGATGGCTAATGAGACAACATACGCAGAAGCGTCACGAGTTCTGGAAGCCATTAAAGTTCTTGAAGGGTTAGAGCGTGATGGCACAATCTCACCTGCGGAGCAAAAAGCCTTAGATCGCGCTAGAGCAAGTCGAAAGACTGCCGAGCAAGCACAACTGGAAACTGCCGCCACATATGGCGGCTTTCGTTCTGGTGTAACCATGAACCTATATGACGAGGCTCGTGGCGCTTATAACGCTGCTAATGAGCTTTTACGGTCAGGTGATGTTGAGGCGGCTCGTGCAAAATACGCAGAATATCGTGACTTGCAGCGTCAAATTGACGAGGCTTTGCAAGTCGCAGCACCAGAGCAGTACGCAAAAGGTGAGCTGTCTGGCGGCGTAGCAGGCGCAGTTTTGCCCGCTGGCGGTGTAGCCAAACTGACCCAAGGAATGGGGACAGTGGGCAGAATGGCGACTAGCGCAGGCACAGGTGCAGCAGTTGCATCTCTGCCTGAATTTGGCAGAGGAGAGGGCGGGTTTGTGCCTCGTGTGACAAACATCCCACCATCTGCTCCGATTGTTGGCGGTTTGGCAGGCGCAGTTGCCCCAGTTGCTGGGCAGATTGCAGGCGGCGTAACGCGCGGCGTACAAGACATTATTCGCGGTGGGCAGCAGGACATCAGCGGAGCGGCTTTGCGTCGTATGGGTCGCGCAGTGCAGCGTCCACAAGTTGCTGGGCAAGATATCCAACAGTATCTACAGTCTCTCGGCCCAGAAGGCATGATTGCCGACATTCCTGGCTCGCCTCGCAGTGTGGCTCAAGGCTTGGCAACAATGCAGGGTGAAGGCGCAGACGTTTTAGGCCGTCGTATTGAGCAGCGTGCAGGCGGTGCTGGTGAGCGCGTAACCGAAACAATCACTGAAGCAATGGGGCCAGAAGAGGCTGCATATGCAGCTCGACAGGCAGAGGCCGCTCGTAAATCATCAGAGCTTGGCCCAATGTATGATGCCGCATTAGCTTCAGGAGATAAATTTGACGTAAGTGCGTTGCGTTCTGGGATCGTAATGATGGCAGATGAAGCAGCCAGCAACGTCAAAAGCTCATTAAACACAGTTTTGCGAAACTTAGGCCAAGAAGGCGATATTTCAGCAACAAAGTTGCATAATGCTCGTAGTGCTTTGTCAGATGCAATCACATCTGCAAAAATGTCTGGGCAATCTAACAAAGTGCGCCAACTAATGCCACTGCTAGACGACATGGATCGTCGTCTGGACACAATACCTGACTACTCAACAGCTCGTGCAGGCTACGCAGAAAGCTCATCAATTCAGCGTGCTTTAGATGAGGGCCGAAAAACCTTCTCGGGAGGCGCAACATCTGCAATGTCGCCTCAAGACTTGTCAGATATGCTAAAAAAGATGAAGCCAGTTGAGGTTGATGCCTACAAGAAAGGCGCTCGTGAGTATATGGCTGCATTGATGGGTACATCTCGCAGTGACGCAGCGTCAGCTTGGCAGCAGTTTGACAAAGCATGGAACCGCGAAAAGTTAGAGTTGCTTCTTGGCAAGCCTGATGCCGATGCAGTAATTCAACGATTGTTTGCAGAAAAAGAGTTTTCTGGAACGCGCAGCGATGTTCTGAAAGGTTCGCAGACAGCATTCCGCGAGGAAGCGCGTGAAAGTTTGGCAGACATTCGTGAGCCTGACAGCATGCAGGCTCCTTCACCGTTGCGCAGGGCTTACCAAGGCATCATTAATGAGCCTGTTAATCGCATGATTAATGAGGTTCTTTACGGTAGTCGCAGATCAAACCTAAATCGTGAGATTGGTGAATTGCTTACAATGCAAGGCGCGGAGCGTGACAAAATTGTGCCAATATTGTTAAATGAGGCCAAGCGGCTACAAGACCCTACAAGAGCGCAGCAAATCGTAGATGCGCTTACAACAGCAGGCTTAATTACATATGGCGCAACTCGCGGAGAATAGAATGGAACCTAAAGCAAAAAGTTTCACAGAAGTTGAAGGGATCGTTCAGGATGCGATTGCGCAGGCTGTTGATTTTGTAGAAAGCGAAATCACGCACGACAGGATCAAGGCCCAACGATACTTTGACGGTGAGGTTGATATTGGCTACGAAGACGGACGGTCTAGCGTCGTAGCAACTAAGGTTCGTGATACAGTACGCGCGGTCAAACCCAGCTTGATGCGCGTATTCATGTCAACTGCTCGGCCTGTCGAATACATCCCCAAAGGCCCAGAGGATGTGGCGTTTGCCGAGCAGGCGACAGATTATATGCACTATGTGTTCAATCAGAATGACGGCTTCCGCGTTCTAAACGATGCATTTCATGACGCTCTGATTAAAAAGCAGGGCATTGTAAAAGTTTACTGGGAAACGAAATACCGCACAGAAACTTACAGCTACACAGACTTAACGCAAGAAGAGCGTGATTACATCCTGTCTGACATGGGCATCTCAATCATTGAAGAAGCTGTAACAATGAGCATTGAGATTGACCAAATGGGCATGGAAGTTGAAATGCCGAGCTACTCGCTAAAGGTCAGCCGCTCAATTCCAGAAGGTAGCCTGAAAATTGAAAGCGTGCCGCCAGAGGAGTTTTTCGTAAACTCACAGGCCAGAACGTTAGATGATGCATATGTCGTCTGCCACCGCACTGAGATGCGCGTGGGCGATCTAGTCGCAATGGGCTACCCATTTGACGAAGTATATGACCTAGACAGCTTATACGGCGCGTCAGACATTTCTGAGGCAGAAGACATTGAGCGTCGTGGCTATTCGCAAGACGACTACGAAGATCAATCAGGCGATCCAGCCATGCGCAACGTGGCAATTACAGAAGCCTACATGCGTTTGGATGTAGAAGGCACAGGTGTGCCAATTCTGCATCGCATGATCTGCGGTGGGTCAAGCTACAAGCTGCTAGACTTTGAGCGGGTTGATGAAGTCCCATTTGCTGTCTTTGAGGTCGATCCAGAGCCGCACAC